GGGGCCTACCAGCCGGGAACTGGCGGGGACCGAAGTCCGAGGATACATATGAACCCGTATAATCATATGTTCCCCTAGTTTTTACGCGTAAGCTTAAGATAATCAACGCAGTGCTCAGTGCCGAGATTATTTAATAAGCGAGCAACCCATCACATGATAGAATGGCCAACTTCTGAGAGATACAACCATAATAAAATGTGACTGGAGATAAAAATAGTAATGATTTTTGGTTAGCTTATAGCCTGGTTTCGCACCATTATAATCGTTTTCCTTCGATAAAAATAAACATCCATTTGACTATTATCTAAACGAAAATTAACTTATGCGTATCCATATTCTGTTTAGCTATAAGCATATCATCTACATAATAAAACAAGTAAGTGCCACCTTCAGGTGGATAAGTTTTCTTAGCTACATACAATTTCTTAGGATCGTAAAACCACTCAGTCTTAGCTTGCTTTAACGCGACTTGATAATCGTGTTCACGAGCTGAAGGAGGATAAACCTGATCAACGAAAGGCATTATGTAATCGTAAGCTACTTGCGCAGAAGCTGCCATCGCTTGAATCTTAGGAACAGGGATCATACCCATAACCTTAAGAAGCTTTGGCAGAACGCGTAAAGCTGTGTGAGAAGAAACCTTAAGGGCACTGTCAACTAAAGCATTGCGATGTTTCATATCTGCACGCAAAGCATAAGTCAATAAGACCTGCTTGGCGAGCTTATGTATTTGATCGCTTTGTGTTGCTGGAACTAACTCAACTAAATTCTGCTGAGCAAGTTTAGGCACATTAGCTTCTACCTGTGGTTCAACTCCCACCTATCGGCTTACTATTCGGAACAGCAACCGGTAATGTTTTCTCTTTCTGTGCAACTAAATCTAATACTTTCTGGTTCTTAACAGGCGGTTGTTTGGTCAAAGTCGCTATAGGTGAAGTCGGTTGTACAATGTACTCCCAACACGCTTTAACTTCAATTCTGAAGGTAACATTTGCACCAACTGCATTACCAGATGCAATTTCAGTGCAAGTAAAGTTATCAGCAATGGCGTTAACACCAAATGCCGCAGTGTCTGTTCCAACCGTATGGATCGGAGACACCTGCGCACCTGAAGTGGAACCAGCTATATTTGACGTTGTATAAGAACTACTTGAGAAAATCATAATAGGTTGTTGACAATAATCTGTCCAAGGAAAAATATCTAAATTGGATTTCAAAATGCCGTGCGGATTCTCGTCTGCACGAAACAACATCGCGTCAGCCGGGTATCTAGCATTAGGTGAAGGAAAATCACAAAGCACACCACCAGTAAGCGCTGTACCGCTATTAAACGAGCCAGCTGGAGACGTTCCAGTGTTGGTGTTAAGCTGTTGTGACACAAACGGCACCGATGAAAAATTGGTACCAATCGAAATTGGAAAAGAACGTACAGTCAACAATCCTTGCGCGGACGTAACGGGACCAGTGTAAATAAGACGCCAAGCTTGACCAACCAATCTACATTTTACCTGCGAATAAGGACCTTCCGAACTTGAAGCCGGCGATCTATTCGTTGAAGAAAATTCTGGGTAACCACAAATTGGTAACCATTGGTTGGAACTAGTGCCCCAAGTGCCTGATGCAGTTGTCTGACTATCAGTGGCCGAAAAAGTCGTGCCACTGCTAAAACTAATACATGCACCAGACGCAAGGAAAGGCGTAATACGCAAAGTCCAAGTTCCAGATGTAACCTGAAAATCTGTATATGCTTTGTGATCTACAATTAGTCTACGACTATTGGCACCATCCGGAATACCGGTAAAGGAACCATGATTACTAAATGGATTTAATCTACATTGTACATAAGCATTATTATACAGACCTCGCACCATTTGGTTGCTCGACATTGTGCGCACACCCTGTTGTAAGGTGCGCGTTATCGTGTCGAGTGTCCTTGGTTTTATCGCGTTGTTTGACTGGTTTACGGACTTGTTGTTCATCTTTCTTTTCATGTTTCTGACTACTTTTCTTTGTGTCTTCACCATGTTGCTTCTTTCTATCTGAAAATGGTTTTCTATTATTATTTTTAATTTTATCTAATTTCTGCATCGCCTGGCGCCCAGCGATGAAATCTAACTTTTGCTTCTTAACTACTTGTTTATCACGAACTAATTTTATTTTAGAACCTACCACTACGGTGTGTTTACTATCTTTATCCGATTTTAAAAGATCATCCCCTTTGCTAACAGTCACCTCAGGTTTAACCTCAGGCATCTGCAAGGTGTCAAAATTTATCAACTCGCTCCAATTCTTGCAATCGCGAAAATGTTGTTCATACTTCTCTATGCACGAGATGTCCAACCCGTTCGAAGTAGAGAAATTCACCATGGCAAGATCCCGATGCGTTGGACACAACGGGTAATCAAAGCGAAAATGCTCAAAATCCCGATAATTATAAGGTGCCTCGGCCCAAGTTGTCTCAAGCCAGCGTTCATGCGCGCGGCCCTGGGGTAAAGGAACTAAGCGGATAATAGCTTCGGCTATACTGGAAACTATTGGCGTTAAAGGGTCAGTTATCTTTAAAGCTAAAGCACGGCGCAACAATACTAATTGCGGAGCCGTGTCATTAAAAACACCTAAATGTAACTTGGCCAAAACGCGTTTAATATCCGCATGACTATCGGGATAAATCCAAGGATTCTCATAAATACGTGCTAAAAAGGAAATTGGTGCACCATAGGTCTTGACCTCACACTTAAGTCGCAACCCCAATCTCTTAGCAGCACGCTCTAACTCATGACTATTTGCACTAGATATACCATCATCTCCGCAATATAAACCAAGCGATCCAAAAGCCTCCGAATGCTTACTACCACCCATCCTTCGCGCTATATACTCAACGCTAGAGGAAATAAGCGTACCAGATAAACTAGTATTAGCTCCTCCGCTGAGAACTGACCACAACGGTTCATATTCAACACCGTATGAAGTGGCAGCGCGCGCGTTCAAATTCATGTTAAAAAGCTCATTAATCTCCTCATGATAAATAGGAGGATAAAAGCTTAAAAACAACATGCGTTGTAATGCATGATGAAAATGACCGGCGGATCCGTCAAGACGTGAATAATCAGTCTCAACTAATTGGTTGGTAGAATCGGCTAACTTCCGAATTCGCAAAGCTACTGCGTTTGGGTCCATGCCGGGTGCATACCACTCAAATTGCTTCAAGTGGCGAACAAGTGGTTTCACAAAACAAAGAAACCTCCCGACATGGCCAGGACTTACGTTACTAATATTACGAGGGTGTGTAATCTTGGCATAGGCCTCAGCTTTCTGAAAGCTTGCCACAAAACTAGCAGGAACATCTAAAAATTCCTTTACACGATCTAACTTAGTCCTTTGACTAGGTCGTAAACCCTCGATTATAGTATCGTAGCTGTCGGGAACATTATAGCCCGAACCGGCTAATCCGGTAACGAACTCATGTGCCCAAACCCAAAAACAATCTGGTATATAAGTTACACTATTTGCTACGTCAGCTAATCTTCCTTGGACGCAAGAGACATCATTATTTAAGCTTTTAGCTGGTACCTCCGCCCCTGATATAAAGGCTTTGGTCAGCACGCGCATACTACTTTTTCCATCCTCCAAAACCAGTGGGTAATCGGTCTGGTAATGCACGTCATCCAACGTGCGAGGAGGAGTAAAAACATACGAATGATTCGGAACTTTCCCTAAGGCTGTAATAAATAATGAAGCGGCTAGTGCTGTATCCGTCATGCCTTCATCAGCTCTAAAAATGCGCTCGACCTCTGCTAACAAAGGTGTTTTACTACGTGCGCATTTAATGTTCG